TTCCACGTTTACTTACTGCTGCACTCGGTCTTACGGCCGAGTCTGGTGAGTTTACAGAAGTAGTAAAGAAGATCTTACTTCAAGGTAAACCATATAATGAAGAGAATGTTTTCCATATGAAGAGAGAACTGGGAGATATCTGTTGGTATCTTGCACAAGCATGTATGGCACTTGATACTACATTTGATGAAGTTATTGAGATGAATGTAGATAAATTAAAGGCAAGATATCCTGGTGGAGAGTTTGATGTTCACAAGTCAGAGAACAGGAAGGATGGAGATTTATAAATATATCTAGAATAAGTATTCAGGATAACCTCTCATGGGCTTAATGAAGGAACTCAATGCACTTAACGACATCTATCAGAACATGTATGCTGAAGATGAGAACAAAGGTTATGTTGTAACTCGTGCTGATAAGAAAGGTAATACACCAGCATGGCAGGGGTATAAAGCAGGTAAGAAAAAGAAAGATGGCAAACCAATGTATAGGGCTGCTGACCATCTTAAGAATGAAGAATTGGAAGTAGAAGTTGATGAAGGATATGGTAAAATAAAAACTCCTGAAAAAGTTGTAGGTAAAGTTCGTAAACCAAAGAATGTTGCTGCACCTAAAGGTAGTAAAATGAAGGAAGAACTAATCAGTCCTGAAGTTGAAAAGTTAATTGAGTCTGGTTTGTTTTCTGATTCAGAGATTGCAAAGATTGCTGATATTCAGGAAGCAGACATTGCTGATATTCTTGCTCGTTTAGAGAAGAAGAGAATTAGTAAGGGTGGTGATCCTGAAGAGTCTCCTCTACCTGCTATGAGAAAGTATCACGCAGATAAGAAAAAGAAAGCAGCGAAAAAGTAAATGAAATCTTTTGAACAACTATCAGAAGATTTAGCAACACGTAGAGCAGAACTTAAACAGAGACAGCGAGAGCAAGGTGCTAGGTTTAAGACTCAAGGTGCTGAAAGGGCTGCTGCTGGAAAGGAAAAAGCAAAAGCTGTTTCTCAAAAGGCAGCAGATGATAGTCGAGCAGCATTAGATAGAATAAAGCAAATGGCAGCAAACAAAAGAGCTGCTGAAAAAGAAAGGAAAGCAAAGCAAAAAGAAAGAGAGGATATCTCTAAAGAAATAGCAGCATCCCGTGAGCAGAAGAAAGATGAGGTAGAAGATAATAGACAAGAAAGAGAGGATGATATAAAGGCAAAAGAAAAAAAGAGAATGGAAAAGGAAAGGAAGCGGGAGGAACTTCAGAAAACACTTGACACGGTAGGATAGAAGTTTGTTATGGCATTTTCGTTATCTGAGAAAGATACTATTTCTAAAACTAGAAATGGGATGAAAACTCTACTGCAGGAAGTAGTTAAGGGACATAACTTTGAAACTTTTTTTGGGGATGATACGTTTACTAATTCTAAAACTTCATTAGTTATTTCTGTTAGTATTGATGATGTTCGTGCATTAGAGAAAAACTTTGATTGGGCTAAGATGACTACGATCAAGGATAAGAAACAAATTGAGGTTACTGTAGTTGATCTGCCTAATGGTCTTCGTAAGACGGGTGTATTATCTGAAAATGTAGATAAAAATGGAGCTTATCTTACCATAAATCATGGAGAGAGATTATCTGGTTGGGACAATAAGTATATACCTATAAATGCTAAAGGAGTTCAACAAAAACCTAAAGGAGTTCCTGGACTAAAAATAAGATTTAAAGAAACTTTAAAGAAAGCAGGAGCACCTTCTGGTACTTCTACTAAAATGCAAGAGATAACAAGTGCATATATTTTCACTCAAGCATTAGCAAATGATCATAGATGGGCAAATGCGGAGGCACTGGAAGCAGATATTAAAAGAGGAAAGGATGGAAATTTACGTAATATATTAGAACCAAGTAGTGGTAAACCGTATTATCCTAATATTAAAAAGGAATGGATTCATGTTTATTATAAACAATACCATAAGATGTTAGAAATATTTGGTGATAAGAAGATGAAAGGATTTGATCACAGTGAGGATTATAAGGTTCCTCGTGCTAGAAGTTCTTTCATGACATATATTACTGGTGTGGTTAAAGATAATTTTGGTTTTTCTAAAAAAGATAATTGGAACCCTGCTGATATCTGGGGAGTTACAGTAGCACCTGGTGAAGTAAAGAAAAGAATAGAGAAAGCTGTTTTTGGTAGTAAAGATTCCCAAACTGTAGAACAATTAAATGCCACCTTAAGAGGAATGTGGCATAAGGGAATAATTTATGGAATTTCTCTTAAAAAAGTTTCTGGTAAAACAGCAGATTGGGAGGAATATAATTTAGATAAAATTACTTTGGAAGAAAAATCAAATTATATGTATGATAATATAGATATAACATGTCAATTGGATCAAGGTATGTCAACGGATAGTATTGTAATGTGTACAGATGTGAAAAGTAAAGGATATAAATTTCAGATTCGTCAGAACAGTAAGGGGATGAGTAATTTAAAATTTGAATCCACTAAGATAGGATCCGCTAAAGCAAGAGGTGGTAAAGCTGCTGTTGAACAGGTTGTAGCACTTTTATCAGATAAGCAAAATTTAGGTTCAAATGGATCTACTTTTGTAAATGAACATGCTGAGTATCCTCAAAATGATAAAGAATTTGTAGATGCAAAAGGAAATAATGCAACAGGAAAGTGTTGTTTTACACTTAGACAATGGAGACTGATGTTTAGTAGAGTTAAGAGAGCAGGAGTAGAAACTAATATTAAATCTCAAGATGAGTTTGTTCAGAACATTCAAACATTATATAAATCCTCTGCTTCCGAAGCACTTAGTAAATTAATGCAACTTACTTTTTTAGATAACGCATTAAAAATAAAAAAGAAGAAGGGTAAAGAATCTTATACTGAGTTCTGGACTGATATGGTTTTTCTTTCTATTAAGAAGGGGGATAATTTTGGTCCCTTTGGTAAACTATTTTGATACGCTAAATATATACATGAAAACATTTCTACGATTTATATCCGAAGCACCTGAATCTGGTAAAGCAAAGGAACAGGCA